AATCTTATATATAGTACCTATAATATTTACTTGTAACTACCTATGCCTACCCCTAGAAACACTTATTGCCTTATTTTTGTTTCTCATCCTAGCATTTCTACCTTTGGCTATATCTTTACCTAAACCATTCCACCTATTTTTATGTTTTGTTAAAGCTTCTTTACTCCGTAATTTAGATAAATTACTACTCTTTTTATCTTGTAAAGAACCAACTACTTTAGTTTTAAACAAGTCAGTTGTTATTTTATTGTTATTAAAAGACATAACAGATAAAACAGCTATCAAATGCTTACAGATAGTACCCTCTAGATTAGGATTCTTAATTTTAGGAAATCTGTTTTCTTTATCTAACCCATACCCCATATTCCAAGCCATATATTTATAACCTTTATATAGGAAATCCTCACAACTGCAATATACTGATAAATCACCATCAAGTAATAAACGTGTTATCTCAGACTTCTTAAAGTCTTTTAATGCTTTTATATCCTTAACATCATTCAACTTTATCTTTTGTTGATATTTCTTATTAGGTGTATATTGACTATTAGTTGTGAATTCAATACACCCATCATTGTTAACACCTTTGTATGTAGTAGTTAACTTTTTTGCTCTTACTTTTCTCTTACTCTCAGCACCACTTAACAACTCTTTTTTAGTTGCTTCGTTAATAGATTGGATTGAATGTCCCTCTTTAAGAAGTCTATCGTACCTACTATCAAATGCTATTGCTTGATATTTTGTTAAGAAATCCTCATAATACCTAGCATCCCTATTTTTATCAATTAAAAAAGAAAAAGGAAGATACTCCTCATTTAGAATATCTTCCAAATCAAGGTTAAATGAATCTCTTGTACCTTTTTGTAACAAATTTTTTAAAGTCATCTTTACCTCTGTCTAAACCATCATTAATGAATGTACCTAAAATAATGTATAATTCGTTAATAGGATAATCATCAATGCTTCTGTTATTTATTTGTGCCTCAATAATATTATGTGTCAACAAAGAACTACAAGCCTTGAAATAAGAAATCTCATCCAAATCATCAGAATTGATAATTGAACGAATAACCCTACCAGGCTCTTTTTTGATAATAGCTTGTATCATATTCTTATCTAAGCTTTCATCCCTCTCACCTTGCATAATACGTCTACGTAAATCAGCGACTAAATCCATGTCGCCATCTAAAATAGCCTTCTGTAATTCATCAAATAAACTCATGAATATCTCCTCCTCATCGATATATGCTTACGATTATAATAAGTATCAACATCTATCTCCTGTAACCTAGTATCTCTGTTAACATTTCTACTGTCAGAAAATTCCTTGTACTTATTACATGTACTATGACATCCAACATACCTATCCTCACACTTAAAGCAAGGTGCATTTTTAATCTTTAAACTCATCCCAACCACCTAAAATAAAAAAAAGATATATCTTGTATAACTAATACTATTATACAAGATATATCTTATAAAAACAACACTATTTAATTACCACTGAGCATCCTCTTCATCACTAGGTTCTTCAGTAGCGAATTCGCCCTCATCATAAGTACCATCCTCTAAAGCAGATAGAATGTCTTTGAATTTATCTGTTGCAACTTCATTCGCATCAATATTAGCAAGATTTAACATTGATTTAAGCCATTTAGCCTTATCAATGTAATCAGCATATGAGTCTAAGAAAGCACTACTTGAATCTATCATTTGAAGATTAGATACAAATTCCTCAACCCTAGTAGATGTCTCACTAGTCGGTAATGGACGCATATAAATCTTAAATGCACCAACATCGGAACCACGTCCACGATATTTTAAGTAGTTTTCACACAAATCTGTAATACCATTAATCAGAATTTGTTGAACCCTTAAAATAGAACGAGCATACCTTAAATCCTGCTTAACAAGTGAATTGTTACCCATAGAGCCTAATGATTCAGCAAAACCTAAATACTGTTTAGGTACTTTTAAACTTGCAAAAAGCTTATCTGTAAAGTAATCAACATCAACAATAGATTGAACGTCAACACCATCACCAATGCTCTCAATAGTAACATCACCTTTACCATCCCTTGTAGGTAAATAAATGTTACTATTGATTGGAACAGGTGATGGGTCAGACCTAAACCCAACACCCTTAGTCATCTTAGAATTAGCTTGAAATCTACGTCTAACATCTGAAAGCATTTGTTGTGTTTGACCAGCGTTAGCATTACCAACCTCAATCTTAACAAGATTAAATTGAGTTGAACGTGCAATACGTGATAAAACAAGAATATTATCAATTAGTGCATTAATTCTAAACATAGTCCTAGCACTATCTACAATAGAAGTACCTACTACCCTATAGCATGTTACTTCCTCTTGTGTATTATCAGACTTCCTAACATTTAACTTAATCTTCTCACGTTTAGAAAGTTTAGAAGAAATGAAATGCACAAACTCATCACTCTTCTCAAACTTAGCACTACCACCCATAGTACCAGAAGTGAACTGACCAGCATCTTGATAACTACCACTATCAAATAAATAGTCCTCATCTTCATAACCAAGTACATTACCCATATACTCTATACGTGATACTAAATAAGGATTAATAACATCTTCATAGTATACAGATTTAATACCACTATTAGCAGAACCAGCGTAGTACTCTCTCCTTCTTAGCTTGAAATCACCATGCTTAACAATCTCATACGCCCAAGACCATACTCTATCATCAATCTTAATATTATTAATCAAGAAATCTTCTAAGAACTTTTTCAAACCCTCGTCAGAAGATTCAATCATAATAACTTTATTTGTTGTCTCATCAGGAGTACATGCATCATCGGCAATAATCTCCATAGCAGAACCAATCACTGAATCCTTAGACATCTCTTCATTCTCAGCAAAAATCTCTTTTAAAGAGTAATCACCTCTAATGCCTTCAACAATTTGACCTAAAGTGTTTTTATCGTCTGTCCCTAGTAACTGTTGTAAATTGCTAGGAGATAGACTAACTGAACCCTCATTAATAGGTTTAGAGTGTATACTTTCAATATTACCATCAAAGAAAGTATTACCCCTATTATCCTCAACAATCTTAACCTCTCTAACAACATCATTAGGTACACTTTCTTTTATTGTACCTACCTCATCGATAATGTCACTAGAAATGCTAGTATCTTGTAAACCCCTACGATTTACAAATAAATCATACCATGCCATATATACCCCAATCTAATAGAAACCATTAATCTCCATCTCTTCTATCATATCATCTATCTGTTTATCTATCATCTCTTCAACTGATATATCAGTTGGTGCATCTATACCAGCATATGAACCTATCCGATTAGCCATTAAGAAATCATTAAACGTACCATTATTACCCTCAGCATCAGATACAGTACCTTGTAACGCATTTTGAATAGCACCACACAAACTATCAGATACGTCCTTAGAACCTACCCTAGTCCCAGTAACACCATCATTACCCTTACCCTCATAGTCAACAAATCCATCATCTGTAACTACTTTAGGATGGTCAACTTTACGTCTTATCCTATCATGTAACAAGTTAAGTAACTCATACCTAAGAATAGGATAATCGTATAGTTTTATACGTTTTTCATACATTATCTCTACTAAGTCTAGATAAGGTTTATCAGTTCTATCCACAGATAAATAACCTACGTTGAAACCCATTTCCTCTAGAATCTGTCTAGACTCCTCTGAGTTGAATATATCATATGTCAACTTACCTATCTTCATACCGATAACATTTACAAGATAAATAACAAAGTTACGTATTTTATAAATCGCTATCTTTTTAGGTGGTTTAGGTGGGTTAATACGTAACATAAAGTCAACCCCAAATACAGGCTTTTTAACACCATCTTCTTCTACGATATCATCAACATACACGCATGATATACCAGTACTATCCGTCCTAAACGATTGGTCAATATGAAGATATCTAGGTCTTTCAGGATACTTTAATTTAAAATCATCTCTTAGATAATCCTTAACATTAATATCATCGCCTGTAGATATTACAATCTCTTTTGATACAAACGGGTGATGTCTATTTACATCTATACAATCTTGCAAGACCATAGGTGAACTAAACAGCTTACCCTGTGAACCTGTAGATACACCACCAATATCTTGTAAAGACCTCAATAAGTTAGCCTCAAAACCATTCCTTAAATCTACAGGAACTTTTAAGAACTTAGTCTGCATATGAGGTGGTAATTCTTCTATAGCCTTATTGATAGAATCGTAATCCTCTAAACCATCGATATACTTATGTTTAGACATACCCTCAGATACCCTATAGTTATTTACATCATCTGTAGAATTAACTATATTAGCCTCTAAATAGTTAGAACCTTTGAACACATAGAAGAACTTCTTACTGAAATTTTTTGGTTTTACGTCCCACTGAGCAGGTGCGGCAACGATTGTATGTGGGTCATTTCTAGACAACCTAATTTGACGTTCTGTAGCCGAGTTTTCATATGTAGCAGATGATACCAAAATATTTAATGAGTGATTTATACCACCATCTACGATAAAACGTGAGTTAGACCTATTTACAATGTTAGCGTATAGGTCAGTTGCCTTTTCACTATCTTTAGACGGCCCATTACCACCTAAGAAGTTAGCTTCGTCAAGCATTGAACATATTACACTCATACCAATACTATCACTAGCACTTGAACCATATGCATATGAAATACCCTCTGGGAATACTAACAATGAATTCAATCTAGGATTCCTTTGAAAATTCTCATTGAAATAAGGTGAATTATCAATTAATGCCCTATACTCACCAAAACCAGTACGTTCAGCTTGTTTCTGATTGACTGAGAAATATAAGAACATAATATTTGTCTTAGACATCAAATTAAACATAGCATTAATATTTCTAAAACAAGACAACTCATACATCTTACGCATCATGATTAACTCAGCGACGGTCGATTTACCTACCCCGATTGAACCCGAGAGTATGACGGAATTAATCTTTTCATCATCTTTTCTTGTATCTCTAAATATATCAACTATAAAGTCTTTCCAATAAGGGTATATGCTCTTCTGGTCAGAACCCACATAATAGTCAGAATTTATCCAATCCTCAATCCTAACTATATCTCTAACCTGTTCAACTCTACCACTATCTTCCCTACGTTGCATCTCCTCTTGTAGAAGTTTTACAAAATAGTCTTTTTCCTTATCAGTCATAGCGGTATATGAACTAGAATCACCCAATAAATCTTCTAATCTAGCATTACCCATATATCAACCCTTTGACTTTGTAATTGCATATAAAATTTCTTTTAACTTATCGCTAGGTACAGATGATAACAACAATGAAAGCTTATCAATATCAGTAGAACCATCATTGTATTTTCTACGCTGTTCTTCCAACGCTAATGCTGTACGTTGATTAATCCTAGATAACTCAGCATACATTGTAAATGCCATCCTAACCCTACTTTCTAACTCCTCAGGAGAAAGGTTCATAGCGGCAGATTCACTAAATAAAATTTCATTAGACGTATCTAAAAACTTTTGTAATTGTGCCATTAATGTAAAATTATTTAATGTATTATGTGTTAACCCATATTTAAACTTTACATCAGTCGCACTAACAAATCGATTTAAATCATCAGACGGTGCTAAATCTTTACCATCAATCCAATTCTCTAAATCTTGACTAACATCACCACTACCACTAGGTAGACTTGTTGTACTATGCCTAGAACCATCCTCAATATCTAACACATCCATAGCTGACATTGTTGTCTTTAATGAAGTGCTATTAGTATCCTCATCATTATCTTCTGTATCTTCACTACCTATTTGACTATCTTTAGTATCTTGTTTAACCTCTTCTTCCTCACCCTTAGCTAAGATAGAGATTAAATCATTATTATCCATAGGAGATACCATATTATAACTATATTACCTACTCTTTTAAAATTAACCCTCTTCTGACACTTCAGAAGTATCTTTATCACAACATACACTGTCAGATGAAGTCTCAACACTCTTCTTAACAGCATATGGTTCAATATTTTCTACAAAATTAACTAAAGCCTCACCCTCTAGAGTATCCTTAACACCCAAAGCATTGGCAACTGACAACACAATACGTCTTGTAGCTAACTCTGTCTTTTTATAAATATTACCAGCATTTACAATAGAAGCATTAGAGAAATTCCACTTCTTAACATAAGCATACATCTTAACATTATTAATTCCTCGCTCTAAAGCTTTATTGCTAGGAATATTAAAGTTTGTACCACTACAAATATCGATGAATTTTAAATAATCATCACCCAACATATATTTAACAAACTCTAGAACAGGATTACCAATAGAAACGCTCAAATACTCAGCGTATAAATCTTTCTCTTCATCACTCATAGTGATTGTAGAAATAGAACCATAAGAACTCATATGACACCATCCTTAAATAATGAACTCAACTCTCGTTGTCGCATCTCCCAAAAAAGTAATCCAACAACACGATTAACAATATCATTACTACATTTTAACTGACTACCTACATCATGAGAAATATAACCATCTAACTTAAACCCATATGATTTTAACTTAGAAATAACTTTATCTTCTAAAGCATCACCAAAGCACTTAAACCTCATACAAACTAAATGTACTAAGCTGTAATCAACTGATGCTACTTCGTCCTCAAAATAGTAATCTAAACTACCACCATCATCAAAAGTCGTATCAAAATCTACTGTGTCAAACTTATTCTTATGATATAGAAAATTATGCATGTCATTACGCATACCTGTGTATAAGAATGTGCATAAATTACCCTTATCACTTCTAAAATTATCACTATGAATCATTCTCACAGCTTTTAAAACACCAATAGAAACTAAATCCTCTTTATCCTCTCTACTGGCATAGAAATGCTTCCTTACTATAATCTCAGCTAATGTAATTAACTTAGTAGAAAGCACCTCTTCATCTAACAAATCATCTTCATAAAGTTGTAAAGCCATACAATTATACCCCATAATCTAAATATAGACTGTTAAAAAGAAAATGTAACTACTAACCATTATTATAGCATAAAAAGTGTAGATATTAAATACCTACACTTTTCATTATTATTTATATGTAATTGTTAAGACTTACTAATAATTGTATCAATAAAGCTATATTTACTATCTAACTCAGCCTTTAGAACTTCTAATGGGTCTAAGTTGTCATGTAAAATCATATCTATATTGTTTTTAGAGAAACCACTCATAATAACCAACCCATTATCATTCTTCTGTAATGGTACTGTATTATTATAAGAAGAAACATTCCAAAATACCAACTTAGGTAATTTATACCCAACAGATTCAAACTTTTTAGCAATCTTTTCAAATAAAGTATCATTGTTAAAATTAGTACCCATAGCAGAATTGAACTGCATATCAGATACAACTAAAACAGTACTAGGTAAATCCTTAGCATCCACCCTATTCTTAACAGATGTATCTAGAATTAAGTCAAATACACTTTCAACATTTGTAGTAGACCAATCATCATACTCATCTAATACAGAAAGCTTATCACGTAACGTATTGCAAGTACTTAAATCAACAACTTCTGGTGAATCACTAAATGTAATGAATTTATCTTTATAGTATTCAGATTTATTATGCTGTGTAGTATAAATTGTCAATGCATCAGCAATATCTA